AAATTTTAAAATTTAAAATATAAAATACATATAATTATTATATATTAAAAAAGTTATACTTATAACATTATAATAGATAGATATATAAATAGATATATAATGCCTTCTTTTAAACATAAAACAAATAAAAAAATTCTTGTGGATAAAAAACGAATTATGACTTTGGATAGCGTTCATCGTGAGTTGCAATCAGAATTTAATTTAATTAACACCGAAATGTTACCCAACCTAATTAGAAAAAAAAACGAAATAATGAAAAAATTAAATAATACGGAAAATACTCTAGATGTCAATGAAAAAATAGAATTACAAGATTCACTTTACGATATCAAACAAGAAATTTATAAAAATAAAAAAAAAGTAAAAGATTATTACTTAAATAATAGTAAATTTATTTTTGACTATTTTGAAAATAAAAAAGAAATAACAAATGGAACAAATAAAACAACAATTCTTAATTCGTTTTTTAAAGTAAATGATAAATCATTTGATGAAAATGAATTGAATCGTGTAAATGAAAATAATGTTCAAAAATTTTTTACAAATCTTGATCAAACTTTTATTAATATAAATGATTACATTTATGTTACAGATATATGTCAATCGTGTAATAAAGGCGAGATGATTCCCGTCGAGCACGAAGGTATTATGGTTTGTAATATTTGTGCAAAACAAGTAACTTATCTTATTGAAAATGAAAAACCTTCCTACAAAGAACCACCTAAAGAAGCATGTTTTTATGCTTATAAAAGAATTAATCATTTTAAAGAAATTCTTGCACAATTCCAGGCAAAAGAAACCACGCAAATTCCAGAAGAAGTTCTTGAAAATATTAAACAACAACTCAATAAAGAACGAATACCTCTCTCCAAATTTACTAATTCCAAAGCAAAAGAAGTTCTCAAAAAATTAGGATACAACAAATATTATGAACATATTCCATTTATCAAAGACAAACTTGGCATTAAACCCCCTATTATGACACCAGAATTAGAAGAGACATTATGTAATCTTTTTATGGAAATACAAGGGCCTTATGCAAAATTTTGCCCGGATGATCGTGTAAATTTTTTGAATTATTATTATACGGTGTATAAATTATGCGAACTTCTTGAGAAGAATGAATTTCTTTCTTATTTCCCCATGTTAAAAGATAAAGAAAAAAGAATTGAACAAGATGATATATGGAAAAAGATATGCGAGGAATTAAATTGGGTATTTATACCAACGCAGTAGAATACATTTTTAATGCTTTTGCACGTTGTTCTTCATAATTTACAATAGGACTTGGATAATTTATTTTAACACCATCTTTTCTATTCTCAAGATATTCGCGCCAATATTTATCCCATTGATGTAAATGTTTCGGAGGAATGTCTTTTAATTCGGGCAACCATTTTTTAATATATTCTGCATCCGAATCATAATTTTCCGATTGAGTAAATGGATTAAAAATACGAAAATATGGCTGTGAATCCGCCCCCGTGCTAGCAACCCATTGCCAGTTCCCATTATTACTCGCAGGATCATAGTCTGTTAATTTTGTCGCAAAATATTTTTCGCCATCTTGCCAATTTATTAACAGCGTCTTTATCAGAAATGATGCAACAATAAGTCTCGCTCGATTATGCATATATCCAGTTGTATTTAATTCTGTCATTGCAGCATCAATGATCGGAAACCCAGTCCTCCCATTTTCCCATGCTCGTAGATACTCACGATTATTTACCCATTTTACTTTATTATATTTTGGTTTCATTGCTCCGGTTAATACATACGGATATGCGTATAAAATATTTGCATAAAATTCGCGCCATATTAACTGACGAATTAGATCACATGTTTTACTATATTTTTCGGACATTGTATAATATGCTTCGCGAATTGATATGCAGCCAAACTTTAAATATGCACTTAATTGTGTTGTGTTCATAGATAACATGTTGTGTGTATTTTTATAATTTTTTATAATAGGTGATGCAATATTTTTTAATTTTTCTAATCCCGCTATTCGCCCTCCATTTACAAGTATATTTTTGTTTAATTCCGAAGGAAATCGCAAATATGCATCCGTAATACTTATTTGTCCTTGTCCTTGTCTTTGCATCCCCCCTTTTTCATTTTTATTACTTGAAAAATTGTAATTCGTTCTTATAAATGGTTGATCTATTTCTTTTTCTTTTCGGAGAGCCTCATTGTAATATGGAGTAAATTTTGTATAAACATGAGCATCTTTACCATTTCCTGCTAATATACTACCTGGCTCAAATAAATAATAATCTTGACTTGTAAAAACAGGAATTTTATTTTTTATTTTTTCACACATATCTATAATTGATTTGTCGCGTTTTTTTGCATAAGGTGTTATATCGCGATTAAAAAAAATAGCATCAATATTTTTTAATTTAATATATTTTGTTATTATTTTGTTATTTTCACCATAAAATAACTCCAATACGCCTCCATGTTGTTTTATATTTTCGGAAAGCTCGTCTAGTGATTCGATCATAAATTGTATTGAATTATCCGATTTAAATTTATTTTTTGATGTTACTTGTTCTGGTGTAAAAATAAAAATGGTATAAACATTTTTACATTGTGATAATGCATAATTTAGCCCAATGTTATCTTGTATTCGTAAATCGCGTCTAAAAATAAATAATCCATTTTCATATTTATCGTGATGTTCTTCTTTTACTGATGTCATATAAATATATATTTATTTGTATATATATTTATTTGTATATTATTTGTATATTATTTGTATATTATTTGTATATTATTTGTATATTATTTGTATATATATTTATTCGTATATATATTTATTTGTATATTTATTTATTTTCTTCTTCTTATTTGTTTTATTTTTCTTGTTTTTTTTCTTTTATTTATTTTTTTTTTAATTAATTTGCGATTATTTTTTCCACCGGCTAATTTTTTTCTTGTTAATAATCTTTTTGCTTTAAAAATTCTTTGGTTTCCAAATTCTCTACCAAAAATATGTAATGGATAATTTGGAGGTATATAATTATAATGAGAATAATAATTTGCTTTAAACTCTTTTTCCCCAATAGTTATTACAGCATCATCTGGAATATTATTTCTCATATGACGTGTAATCTCTATTTCTTTATCTTTATCATATGTTGTAGTATTTAATTTATACCAAAATGTAGATTTAATTGGTTCAACAGTGTGATGAGAATATGATGTTAATCCGGGCGTGCTAGGAGGATGAAACATATAAATTCTACATCTACTAGAAACATCAATATTATTTTGATAAGACATATCACCGCTCATAAGATTTGGTAAAAAATTAGCTAATTGAGGTTTTTCAAGATGAGCATTTTTATAGTGTAATAAAGATGTATTATGAGGCATTGACGCTTGAAATACTGAAGGGCGCATACATTCGTAACTTTCATAATAGGGTCCCCACCTTTGCCCCATAGGTCCTGTATCATGTTCGCGAATTCTTTTTTGTTTTATACTATCATAATGCGAGTATGATTTATACGTAGAATCACTTAATTTTGCATAAACTAATAAAACATAACCTTCTTTTGGTTCTTCACCGTCCCATTCAACAGGAATATTAGATCGATTGGTTCTATTCACCATAAATATTTTTGCTAAGGTTACTTGTTCTTCATTTTCTGAACTTGTATTTTGACTAGACATTTGGTATATATTTACATGTTAAATAAATAGTAAAAATTATAAATATATAATTATTTTTACTATTTAATAATTAATAATTAATAATTAATAATTAATAATTAATAATTAATAATGGATATTGCATATTATTACGTCTATGATTTAAAATTTAAATTTAAAGTTTAAGAGGGGTGGGGAAACCAACAAGGTTAGCACCAATACCAAAGCCAGCACCGGTTCTAGCAGAAACAGCTAAAGTGGGGACATACACGTCAAGGATGGCAAAGGTAGCAGCAGCTACAAGAGAAATCAACGCAATTTCATCCAATTTGAGAGATCTAGATGGTATGGAGTAAGCAACTATCGCGACGCAAAGACCTTCGATAATATACTTAATAAATCGCTTAAAAAGCTCACTAAAGTCAAGTGTTCCGTTCATTTATAAATATAATGTAGAAAAAAAATATTGTATAATATTTATTATATTTAGATTTATTAATAATTATAAAATAGATAAATGGATATTAATATAATGGATATTAATATAATGGATAAAATTAATAAATGGTTAAACTAACTTAAAATTATTATTTAAATATATAATATAATGTCTCAAGAAAATACTTTACCCAAAGGAGTTACTCCTAAATATTTGCCCAATGGAAACGAAAATCTAAAATACGTTGATCTTTTAGAGGAAGATAAACCAATTGCAGGACAAAAATTTGTATGTCTTTCGTTTGTATCTCCGGAACACATTATTAAACAGAAGGAACAATTTTTGTTTGAAGAGTTTGTAAAAGGGTGGGATTATAAAAAATCAATGGAAAAATTTACACAGTTTCTTAATTTTGTTTCATTTAAGTATTCTGTTTCCTTTGATAAACTAACTGCTGATTTTCAGGAATTTACAAAAGAAGAAGGTGAGGGAATTCGCGCTACATCGGCATCATTAATTAACGATGATTACAAAACATTTTTAGACAACAATGAAGAAGAACTTGAAAGGAAGTTTGGAGAGAAGCATGAATTCCAAACATCTACGCGTGGAATTAAAGTTCGTGGTGTTTTTGCTACACAAGGTGAAGCAGAGCTTCGTTGTAAATTATTGCGAGAGGTTGATCCGAATCATGATATTTATGTTGGACAGGTTGGTATGTGGGTTCCATTCCACCCCGAAGCATATAAGACGGGGCGTGTAGAATATATGGAGGAAACACTTAATCAATTAATGTCTGATAAAAAGAAGAATGAAGATATAGCAAAACAAGATTTTGAAAAACGTGTGCGTGAAGCAAGACAAAAAGCAATTGAAGAAAATATGAAAAAGGCAGAAGAGTCAGGTAATAAACTTACTCAAACAATTAATAAAGATGGTGAGTTGGTTGGTATTTCAAACGTTTCTAATTTTGATGGACTCGACGAAGATGCCACAATTGATGAAATTAGAAAAAATATGTTTGAAGCAGAAAATGTTGTTCTTGATAAGAAAACGGATCACGGATTGTCTAAACTTACACATTCGCTCGATCAATAAACAAATCCAATCTGCATTCTGCAATCTGCAATCTGCAATAACGTAAAATTATTATTAAATATTATATATTAATTATTATATGGCAATAATATATAATATTTTATTTTTATTAGGTATGAATAAAAAGGTAAAACAATATGTTTTAAATAATTATTTTAAATCATTTAATTCTGAGAATATATTTATTAAATTGATATGTTTATTATTCATTGTAGTAGCTCTTATTATATGTTTTTATTTTTTATATAGAGCATTGTCGGGTGCTCTATATATGTATAGATTACAAACAAATTTTTATAAATTAAAAGAAATGGATTTGAATGTTATAAACTATAATATTATTTATTGTAAAAAATTAAAAAAAAAATATATTCCAAATCGAGTAAAATTAATGGATAAATCAAAAAAAAGTGAATTTAAAAATAAAAATGTTATTGGATTTATTCCGGATAAACATATTGTATTAGATATTGATACAAAAGATGGTATTAAAAGTGCTGATTTTTTAAAAGATAAATTACCAAAGGACACAGTTTTGGAAAAAACACCAAATGGTTACCATTATTATTTTGAAAATGATACAGGTAATGAAATATATACATATGTTCAATTGAATGTAGATGGAGAAAAATATGCAGTAGATATTTTAGGTAAAGATTCAATTGTTACAATGGCTCCTTCTATATTAGATGAAAAAGAATATTATTGGATTAATAGTATTTTTACTCATAAACCAGCAAAACTTTCGGAAAATATCTGGATATTAGATCTAATAAAAAATAATAAACCTTTTAATCGAAGATTTGATAAAGTTCAATTTAAAATAAAGACTAAAAATGCTTTTATAATTATTGATAATTTACATATTGAAAATTTTTTTCGTTATTATATTGGAAACATAAAGAGATATGATAAAAAAATAAAATTTTTAGATGGTTTTATTTATATTTATGATGATAATTATTATTTCATGTCAAGGGGTTCTTTTCATAAATACAAAAATAAAAATAAAATAATAAATAATTTTAAAAATATTATAAATGAATTGCGTCCATCATGTATAGTAGATTTATCTATTATTTATACTAATTATATGAAAAGTGGTAATATATTTCAAATTAAAGCTGCAATTATAGATAATAATAATAAAAAATACAAAAATAATAAATTATTTCCAGATTATATTGAACAAAAAAATGTATATACAAAAACACAGTATTTAATAAATGATACAATTAGTATTTATGATTATGATAATGACGATTTAAATAATGATGTGACAGATATTGTATATAATAATAATAATAATAATAATAATAAACAACTCATAGGCCCTGAAAGTATGTATATAACAATGCTTCTTTCAAATGAATTAAATATACCAAGTATATGTATTGGTTTAGTAAATGAAAAAGATATAGATAATGAGAATAAATTGAATAAAGATTTTGAAAAAAAAATTATGACAACATTTTTATCTATTTTTTAAAAGTTCTTATTTGATTTTATCTTATTTTATTTTTATCTTATTTTATTTTATCTTATTTTATTTTTATCTTATTTGATTTTTATCTTATTTGATTTTACCATTTATTTTTATTGACTTTAATCTTTGGACCTTGTCCTTTGCGTTTAATATTTGCCGGATCATATTGTTCTTCCTCCTCATCAGAATGAATATCCTTTGACATTTCCCAAAATTCTTTTGCACCTAATTTAAATGGTCCATGTGTTTGTGCCTTATACCAAAAGATTTGGTCATGTAATTTATTAGATTTTGCATTGTTGTTAATTACAAGACATTCATAATTTTCAGTGCATTGATCCATTACTTGACAGAAACTTTCAAATGTTGGAAACATACCAGCATAGTTTTCATATATTCTTTTTCGATTGCCAATATAAGGTTCTCGTAAAATAAAAACATAATCAATATTTGTTCGCAAATTTGGTGGAATACCAAGAGGATATTGCATTGTAATAACCAACATGATTTTCCAGTGACGTCCGTTCATAAAAAGCAAACGCATCATAACATCTTTTGTCCATTTATTGTCAAAAAGACAATCGTCTAATACTACAAATGTTCGCGGATCAATTGTGCTTCTTTTATATGTTTCTATTTCTTTTTTCATTTGTTTTAATACGGCCTTTTGTCGTTTTAAAATATTTTCTATAATTGCAGTATTATATGCATCATGTATAAACAACTTAGGGACATGCTCGCCAAAAAAACCATTCCCTGCTTCTGTTCCGGATATTACAGTTCCAATAGGGATATCTTGATGATAATACATTAAATCTTTTACTAAAAAACTCTTTCCTGTATCACGACGACCAATAAGAACAATTACTGGACCTTTATTCTCATCAGGTCGAAAACTAATTGATCTCATGTCAAATTTTGCTAATTCTAAACCAACACTCATTTATATTTTATATATTAAGAACTTATTTATACTATATATTAAAAAATATTTTTTTTATAAACGCATATATCATTTTATTTTTATAATCATAAGATAATCATAAGATAATCATAAGATAATCATAAGATAATCATAAGATAATCATAATATAATTATAAAATAATTATAAAATAATTATAAAATAATCATAAGATAATTATAAAATTAATAATAAAACTATTTTATTATTTAGATACTTATTAGTTTAAAAAATAATAAAAATATGTGTTTAATTAATTAAATAAATAGAGATGGATATTTGTGATGATGAGCCTGTTTTTGGAAAAAATACATTTTCCTTACATTATCGAAAACTTAGTAATAAAGACTTATTTTCTTCTTTAGAAGAATCAGAACTAGGAATAAAAACTAGTAAAAATTACATTCCTATATATGAAACTTACTTTAATTTAAACGAGACAAATTATAATTCTATTAATCTAAATCAGCGTTTTTATGTATCAGCTTTGTCCGGTGTTCTTGATAGAAATAATATACAAGCTGCTGTTGTCGATGCACTTAAAAGCACGAGTGATTCTTTAACAATTGTTCATAAACCTATTTTTATTAAATTTTCACCATTAATAGATCCTGTAAAATATATGTCAGGTAAATATGAACCTTTAAATACCAATAATCAAGTTTTAAATATTCCAACATTATCCAAACTCGAAAAACAAGGTCATTCAAAAGCTAATGATAGAAATAATGCTGCTTATGTTGATGGATTTTTTTCATACTTATCTAGTCAAGTTTTAAACTGTCATGACTTTATTCATGGTCTTAATTATTATGGATCATTTAATGCTATTAAAGGCGATTTTTATTATAACGTAATTGATGATATAGAATATCTAAGCGATAATCCTTTTTTTAATACTAATAAAGGCATTCTTTTTGATGTTGAAGATATTGAATATTCTGATGATAGTGATGATGGCAATGACAGTAACGATGGCAATGATGGCAAGGATGGCAAGGATGGCAGTGGTAATAGTGACCGTAAATTAAATGCAAAAGAAAAAAAATTTAAAGATACAAGAAATAGAAAACCTAAAATTAATATTGATAAACTTGAAGATACAAGTAATGATATTTGTGATAATATCTGCGATGATTTTGCTCAAATTAATAATGAATTAAATACTATATTTTCAGATTCTTCTGATCTTACAAATTCTATAAATATTATTCCTTTAATGGATAGTGTTACCATTGATACTAAAAATATATCTGATTTGTCTGATATTATTTTAAATAAAGAATTAAATTCAAAAAATAATAGTAGTAATTATTCATTCACGTCTGGTTCATGTTCATCGCGATCATCATATACAAATGATGATTCTACAACAGGTAGCGACTGTGATATTGACGATACTATTATATCTCTTGATGACAATATGGTAAATGTAAAACAACAAAGTGGTGGTGATAAATCAAATAAAAAAGAAAAAAATAATAAATACAACAATGATGATGACAATGATAATGATGAAAATAGTTTAAATTATGATGATAATAATAATAATAATAATAATGATAATAATGATAACGATACAGATGATGACAGCAATGAAGATGATAAAGAGGAATATGATGATTATGACGAGGATGAAGACGACGAAGAGACATTATGGGCAACTATTAAAGATTATCCCGTTTTAGCAATTATGCTAGAAAAATGCGATAATACACTGGACTCACTTATGATGCAAGAAAAGGAGATGACTGAAAATGAATGGAGGTCAGCGCTTATGCAAATTATCATGACACTTATTACATATCAAAAATTATTTGGTTTTACTCATAATGACCTTCATACAAATAACGTTATGTTTATATATACAGAAAAGGAATATATATATTATCATTTTAATAAGAAATATTACCGCGTTCCAACCTATAATCGCGCTTTTAAAATTATTGATTTTGGACGAGCAATTTATAAATATAAATCTAAAATTATATGTAGCGATAGCTTCAGTAGCACGGGCGACGCCGCTACACAATATAACTGCGAACCTTATTTTAATGATAAGAAGCCTCGTTTAGAACCCAATTTCAGTTTTGATTTATGTCGATTGGGCTGTTCTATTTTTGATTATTTTATAGATGATATGAGTAATGTTGCGGCAATATGTAAAAAAGATCCATTGGCAAAATTAATTGTAGAATGGGTTACCGATGATCAAAATAGGAATATTTTGTATAAGGCAAATGGTGAGGAACGTTATCCTGATTTTAAGCTTTATAAAATGATAGCACGAAATGTGCATAACCATACTCCTCAATCACAACTTTCAAAACCGATTTTTGCTGGATATGAATTTCCTAAAAAGAAAGTTAAATCAACTCATAGAATATTAAATATTGATAAGATGCCATGCTATATGGATTAAAATAAAAATTATATATTACATCGACCTTTTACGTCGCTGTAATAATTATTCATTATATTGCTTTTTAATTTAAAATCCCGGGCTACCAGTAAATACATCGGGTTTTACCCCTAAAATAGCCGGCGATTCATTAAATTGTGTTATAATAAAATGTCCCAAAATATAACTAACGAATACAATAGCGGCATCACGTAATGCATATTTCATTGGTTTTGTGTCGGGTGACTCTTCGCCATTACTTTTTGAAATAAATCTTATTTCTATAAATTTTGCTAAAAGAAAAATACATGAAACAATTCCTGCCGAAACATATAAGTTGTTCATTTTGTTTTGTATTTATTTTATAGTGGAATAATCTATTTTTGTTTTTTACGAATTTATAATTACTTAATGTCTTAATTCATTTATTCATTTATTCATTTATTCTCTAAAAGTCATCAATTATTGGAATTTCTTCAATATTTAAATCAAGATTGCCATTCTCATCATTATCTTCATTGTCGCTAGGAAAAGGATCAACGCTTATTTCAACATTATCGCCTATATTTAGTTTCACATTGTCATCATCATCGTAATCATCGTCATGGTCACGGTCATGATCATCATGATCATCAAACTCATCATAATCATTTGATGAGTTATTTTCTTTTTCACTAGATTTATTATTATTTTCAATCTGTATTACCTGATTATTATTCATATTAAAGCTAACACCCGATGAAGTTGAAGAAGATTCATCTAAAATATTAATATTTGATGAAAGTGCTGTCGATGCTGCAGTAGAAGCTGCTTTAATCTTTGAAAGAGTTTCCTCATCCTCTTTTTTCTCTTTAAGTGATACTTGAGAAGGTTCGGAAATACTACCAGCAACCTGTTTATCGATAATAGGTTGCTGAGAAATTATTTCTTCTTTTTCATGAACCTCAACAGCATTCTCTACTGTCTCACTCATGTATAATTTTAATAATTCTTCTACAGGAATTGTTTCTCTTATTGTTTGTAAAATACATTCTTTAATAATAATCTCTAACTCCCTAGCATTTTTTTGAGATTTTAAAGATGATATTCCCATTTCAAATAAATAGACATTTGTATATATTTTACGAGCAACATTGATATATACATGATGCACAAAATCATCTAAAGATGGAATGCTTACGTCTATCTTTTTTTGTTTTGTTCCAACACGCATACATGATAACATTTTTAACTGAATTACATGAACACATGTTATTAAATCGGTAATATAAGAACAGTTGCTTTTTTCCTTAATTCGAGAACATTCATGAGAAATAATATTAGGATTCCACTTTGGAACACGTGAAAGAAAATTTTGAAACGTCATTAAATATTTTGTCTTTTCGTCATTCTCAATACATAATTTCCATGACTCCTCAAATATAGATTTTACACCATCAATGATACACGGAGTTAATACCGTAATTAATCTTGAACACCACTCATTGCGAGATTCTTGTAAGTTACTCAAGGAAAAGTCGTCCATTTACATAAATGAAATATTTTCTAAATTGAAATCACTACGAAAAAGAAAAAAATTTAATATAAATAACATTAGTAATTTTTCATTTCTAAAGTCCTTCTTTATTTTATTAAATGTAACCATAAATTCGTATATTTTACTCTCATATAACGAACTTGATTCAATAAATTTAATTAAATCTAAACAACTATATCCATTTTCATATAATTTTACACAAATATCTATTATTTCATGTAAGGTATATGTTTTATCTAGTTTTAATTCTTTTTTTAAATTATCATTCTTTTTTTTTACTGTTTTTCCTAAATTATATATTTCATTTAATACATAATTATGTAGATTTGTTACTTTACCATTTATAATTGGTTCAGGGACATATATTTCACAAAATCTTGATAAAATCGGTTTTAATAATTTATATTTATCTTCGACAATTATAAAAAATCTTGTAGAATGACTAAATAATTCAATACATCTACGTAATGCTGATTGAGCATCTATTGTTAGCTTATCTGCATTTAATAAAATAATAGTTTTAAAAATTTCTCCATCTTTTAAATTAATATTTGTCTTTGCAAAAAATTTAAGTTCCTCTCGAATAAATTTTATACCTTTACCATGAGCACAATTTACTTCCATTACATAATTTTTTATCATCTCTTTATCATGTGTGTAAATATCATTTATAAAATTATTTACAAGTGTATTTTTCCCACACCCCGAAACCCCGTGAAAAATTATATTTGGAATTTTTTTTATTTTAATAAAATATTTTAGTTTATTTTTAATTTCATCATGTATATTTAACATGATTTGCGGTGTGGTTTGATTATGTGGTATCTGTATCTGTGGTTGTATTATATCAATTGTATTCATTATTTAATATTAAATATATATTCATTATTTAATATTATTTATATATTTATTGCATATTATAGATTATAACATTATATAAAATCTTAAATTATATGCATTACATATTTTGTATCATTTTCTACCATGATTTTAATTAGATCATGAAAAGATGTTTTTGGATTCCATCCTAATACTGTTCTTGCCTTTGTAGAATCACCCCATAATATATCCACTTCAGATGGTCTGTAATATTTTTCACTCATATAAATCATAGCTTGTCCGGTTTTTTCATTATAACCAACCTCATTTATACCACTACCCTCCCATTTTATTTTAAAACCACACATACCAAACGCCTTTTCTATAATTTCTCTCACCGAATGCGTCTCGTCCATTGATAATACATAATCATCCGGCACATCATGTTGCAACATAAGCCACATCCCTTCTACATAATCTTCAGCACTTCCTATGTCTCGCATTGCATCTATATTCCCCATAATAAGGCAATCGGTTTCACCCCTTAATATTTTACCCAATCCTAGTGTTATTTTTCTTTCTACAAAGTTATGCCCTCTTCTTACTCCGCTATGATTAAAAAGTATTCCATTACAAGCAAACATTCCATAAGCTTCTCGATAATTTTTAACAATCCAATAAGCATACAATTTTGCTACAGCATAAGGTGATCTTGGATAAAATGGTGTATTTTCATTTTGCGGCGTTTCTTGAACACGTCCATATAACTCACTGGTCGATGCTTGGTAAAATCTTGTAATTTTTTCCAAGTTACTATTTCGTATCGCTTCTAATAATTTAAGTGTTCCCATTGCATCGGTATCTGCTGTATATTCCGGCATTTCAAATGATATTTTTACATGTGATTGTGCAGCTAAATTATATACTTCTAAGCGTGACATATTTGGATATGTGTTTTTAATTATATTTAAAATCTTTTCCAAACACGATGTATCTGTAATATCTCCATAATGAAGTTTTAAATCTCTATTATTGAAAATATGATCAATTCTTGAAGTATTGATCGTTGATGAACGACGAATTAAACCATGAACTATATATTTTTTAGAAAGTAATAATTCTGCTAAATATGAACCATCTTGTCCCGTTATTCCTGTTACAAATGCTACTTTAGTATTAGATGTATTTTCCATTTTACAATATTGTATTCTATTTATATATCTTAAAAATTTATTTTTATATAACTTTTGATATTGTTTTATATCAAATATTATATTTATAATTAATTATATTTTAATATGAAGCATTTGATGACATTTTTACTAAATCCGAACTTGAACAACTTTGAACATTTATTGTTTCATTTGGTCTATTTATGTGTCTTGTAACACATCTAGTCTCTTTTCCTGTATTAAATGGCGGTATATATATTGGGTTATGTGAATAAATTTCGGGATGTGTTTTATCTTTTTTTATAAATAATCCTACCTCGTTGTCAAAAGTTTCTGAAACAGTATTCTGTTCCGTTGTGTAATCGTCGCCTGTGCTTTCACTTACATCTGCACTTCCATTCTTATTTATACCGTTCATATCCATCATATCCATCCTATCCATCATATTTTCTTTAGTATTTTGATTTGTTATTTCTTTTCTTTCCTCTATTACTCTATTTTTTTTATCCTCTTCATCTTTTTTCTTTTTTTCCGTTGTTCTTTGTATAAGAAAAATCATACCAACTGCAATAAATAGAAATACAAAAATTATTAATAAAACTGAGTTATTTGGTGATAAATTAGATAATACATTACTAGTTTTCATTTTATATATTATTTTTTATTATATAATATAATATATAAAAATTATTAAGAATATACTAAGAACACAATTTTGTTTGAACAAGTTCAAGTAGGGGACATAAATCTTTGGGATTTATATTTACATTTTCTGCAACATTTTTGTCATTATCATGAGTAGAATTACAAAATGTTTTATCGACAAGTTCGAGTAAAGGACATAAATCTTTGGGATCTAAATTTGTTTTAAAATCGCCAGGATGATATGCAACTTCTTTCTGATTCGTATCTACTACACTAATATTATCATTACACAATTCTTTATCTACATAATTAATAAATGGGCATATTTTTGCACCAGTATATAAACTTACGTTTTTTTCGTCATAAACAGGAACATTCGCAGTCTCTTTGGCTTCATGTGTGTTTGATAATGAAAAAGGAATAAAAAATGCAAATGAAAGCATGGGTAGAATAGAAAGTAGTCCGATAGTTTTTAACATTTTTATTTATAATATATGATATTAAATTTTTATTTTTAATATGATATTTTAGATATGATATTTTAACATTTATTTTTCCTAAAATTTAAAATTATAACAATATTATAATATTATAAAACTTATGAGAAAGTATAACTGTGAAGACTTTGAGTGTATGGATTTCTTTTAAATGCATCTAAAATATCAGGCTGAATTCTTTCACAATGAATAGATTCATGATAATACTGAGGCATTCTGCTTAATTGTCCAAATTGTGATGAAGATGGAGGCATTCCTCCTAAGCCAGAACCAGCACTTGCTCCAGCATTACGAGGGCAGTTCAAATTATTTTTATCAGCTCTTCTAATATTTATATTATTTGAATGATTAAAAACTGCTAGATTTCCAGACGGAGTATATTCTTTGCTTACCTTATTAATATTATTATGCTGATTACTTGCAGCCAATATAGAACGATAACCCTGATTTGTAGCTCCACCACCTGCACCAATATATTCAGACTCCGTCGTTTCACGTTGTGTATATACTTCTTGCTGATCAGAAACCAAATATCCCGTTCCTTCGGTTAAAGGAGTTACATTCAAATGATTAAAATCTAGCAAACTTTCCGTAGTTTCTTTAATCGTTGTAGGCGCTCTATCTGCAGGATTAACAGCACGACCAGCAGAGCCAATCGGTTGGACATTTCCTACAGGATTTATTGATCCAACAACATTTTCTTTTCGCGATGGACGAACCGCCTCCAATAATGGTGCAATGGCCGCTCTTATTGCTCCGTTAATGACAGTTCCTAAAAATGGCGCTGGTTTTATACTTGATCGATTCGTAGTTTGCAATCTAGTTATTCCACGACCATAATCATTTTTTGTTGGTTCGCATTTACCAAGCGCACAAGGATTTATAATAGGCGTTCCTTCTATTATTGCCCTTTTAGATGCTTCATAATTTATAGGAGCATATTGCGAAGATCCATTGGTATTTGAATCCGTGCCAAAATATTCGGTAGTAGTGCATACACGGCTTTGATCTTTTAATAATTCTTCAGGACGACCTGATTGTGCTTTTTCTAAACCTGTTGTAGTAAACCATCTATCCGGTGTATTAAGATAAAACTTATCTGGTAAAAATTTTTCTACATGTCCATATGTATTTGCATTAGGTGGTTGCTGAACATTCCACTCGTAAGAAGGACCCTCGTGATTTTCTAAACTATATGTCAATTTGGGATTATTTGTGGTTCTAAGCTCATCAACATTTCTATCTACCCATAAATCACGTGCTTCCATACCAGAGTTATACCCATTGCTACCACAAGAAGTAAAACCCTGATTTAAACCAGGAGCAACGCGAACCTCTTCCCACGGCTTTACATTTGCCATTTGAGTTCCCGGATTGACGCGTGACTGAAAAAATGATGTAAAATTGGGTGTGCCGTTCGCATACTCCATATTTGGTTGAGGAGCAAATAGTGGTGCGCGTTCCTCTTTACATATTTTTTGACTACCGGTTCCGCTATAACTATCTAAAATAGATTCATGTGTATTTGCATCCGCGGTTCTTCCTCTTATTTTTGCACCAAAATATGGAACCATATTATTATGTCCAAAATTAGATACATTTATTTGTTCGCCTGTTAGAGACGCGACATTTCCATCTTTTTTGGAATTACTATTTCCATCACTATTATAATATGGATTACCAAATTGGTCATCATTTTGTAACACTCTTTTGCCTACATTCTCATTATAAAATTTATCAGTCACAGCTGATCCACCATTAAATCTGTTTATATTACCAGTTGTTGAATTATCTATTGTAGGATAATTTGTATTTGGTATTTGTGTATTTGGTAAATAATTTTGAGGATTTACTCTTCCAGCCCCCATGTTTGTAAATGCTTCCTTTTTTATCATTTTTGATTTTACCGGGTCTATATTTTCATCTTTTTTTTTTGTTGCCATAATTAATCCTGTAGCCGCCAATATTGGGATAACAACTTCCATTATATTATATATATGTTTATATATATGTAATATATTTTTTAGTCTCTATTAACTCTTTTAACACTTTTAACTTTATTTATTTTATTTATTTTATTTATTTTATTTATTTTATTTATTTTATTTATTTTATTTATTTTATTTATTTTATTTATGTTATTTATTTTATTTATGTTATTTATGTTATTTATTTTGTAAATAGGTTTTGTGTATTATCTATCATATTATAATTAAAGCATGGAATTTTTGTTGTATGATTATCTTTTTCTAAAATTCTAGTGCTAATGTTGTTTTGAAACGACATGCACGTATTCTCTTGAGGATTTAAATGAAGATAATCCCAATTCGGTTGTTCTAAATCTCTATACCACCACGCAGGATTTGTAACTCTCGATTGGTCTGTAAAAGGAGAACACGAGGGATATTCAATTTGTGATGTAGGGGTATTTACATCTTTGAAATTATTTTGTGGATTACAATCTCTTGTTAAATTTCTATCAAGTCCAAATAAAGAACTCTCAAGATTTGTTACATTTGTCATCAAACTAGCACCCCACTTTTGAAGTCTTATTGATGGATCCATCATAAAACATGGCTTATCTCCATTACCAGGAACATTTAATCTCCACTTTCCTTGGTCAGTAGATTCTTGTTGTTGTTTCATTATTCTACACGGGTCATCGTGAAAACGTGTAAATGACATTCGTTATTATGTTATAATGTTATAATGTAATTATATTATATTATTATATTTATTTCTATAATACTATTAAATTAATATAATACTGTTAAATATTCATTAAATATTCATTAATATTCATTAAATATTCATTAATATAAAATAAATATAAATATATTTTTATTATGATTCCTAAATACTAATATATACTAATACATACTAATATGAGTTATAAAAACAATAACAACATTAATGCCAAACTAAAAAAATCAATATGTTTAAATATGATTGTTAAAAATGAAGCACATATTATTATAGAAACATTTGATAATTTATTACAATATATTCCTTTTAATTATTGGGTTATTTCTGATACTGGTTCCACAGATGGAACACAAGATGTAATAAAAAAATATTTTGATTCTAAGCATATACCTGGCGAGTTATTTCAAGATGAATGGAAAGATTTTGGTTATAATAGAACTCTTGCATTACATCATGCAAATAAAAAAACCGAATATTTGTTTATTTTTGACGCAGATGATAGTATCCATGGTGATTTTAAACTTCCTCATTATTCGTCGTTTAATAAAGAAATGTATAATTTAAAATTTGGAGGAGATAATGTATCTTATGTTCGCCCATTATTAATTGATAACACTCTTGAATGGCGATTTAATGGTGTATTGCATGAATTTTTAACATGTGTGACAAAAAGCGTTGAGGGAACTTTATTAGATGGTGATTATTTTGTTGAATCAGGTCGCAAAGGTAGTAGAAGTAAAGATCCTGAAAAATATAAAAAAGATGCAGAAATTTTAAAAAAGGCATACTATACCGATTTGGAAAAACCAGATAAGGGGTTATCTAATCGTTACGCCTTTTATTGTGCGCAAAGTTATAAAGATTGTGGTATGGTAAAGGATGCAATAGAGTGGTATAAACTTGTTGCAGATAAAATAAATACATGGGTTCAAGAAAAATATTATTCTTGTTTTGTTTTGGGCGATTTATATATGCGACAAAATGATTTTGAAAATGCAATTCGATACTTAACAATGTCTATTAAATTTGATCACGAACGCATTGAAGGAGTTGCTTTGGCCTGTGAAATCTTTTTAAACAAGGAAATGTTTTTATTATGCTGTGCTTTGGGAGAACAATTTTTAGGTCATATGTCACCACCAAATGATAAGCTTTTTTTATTTGAACCTTTTTATTTTAATCATATTGAATATTCATGTAGCATTGCTGGATTTTACTGTGGCAAACATGATTTAGGTTATAAATGTTGTAAAAAAATTATTATTACGCGATGTATTGAAAATACTGTTAAATATATTAAAACATGTTCAAATTTGCATTGTTATAAGGATCAGCTTATAAATGATACCGAAGATACTCTTAATTTTTTTTATGAATATAATGAAAATATTCAAAAACTTTTAAATGATGGTGTAGATGTTGATCCAAAAATTCATGAATGTTGGAATATATTATTTCAAAAAAACCGTTCTAAATTAACCCAAATTCCTAAAAATATAAAATCAAATTTTAATACTATTATAAAACCTTTATCGAAAAATAAAAATAAAAATAATGTAAATAATGTAAATGTTTTTATTTCTTTTACTACATGTAAGCGTGTAGATTTATTTATGGAGACGGTTGGATCAATACTTAATCATTGGTTAGACAAGGATAAAATTGACTATTGGTTTTGTGTCGATGATAATTCCTCGAGGAAAGATAGGGAATTAATGCAGACAACATTTTCGTGGATTAATTATTATATGAAAAATGAAAATGAAAAAGGACATCGCGAAAGCATGAATATTATTTGGAATAAATTAAATGAGTTGAAACCAAAATATTGGATTCATATGGAGGATGATTTCCTATTTTATACAAAACGGAATTATGTAGGAGATTCTATTCGTGTTCTTGAAAAATATCATACTTCTAAAAATATTCGTCAAGTTTTATTTAATCGAAATTATTCTGAAACAATTGAAAATACTTCCACAAAAGGCCATGTTATACTAGATGAAAATGATATGATAAAGGAGATTCCGGTTGTTTTTCACAATCATAATGAAACGGAAAAATTCTTTTTCCAGAATTGTTGTTATTGGCCGGATTATAGTTTTCGTCCTTCTATGATAGACGTTGCTACAATTTTAGAATTGGGAAATTATAATACTGAAAATCAATTTTTTGAATTAGATTATGCAAAACGTTGGTATAAATCTGGATATAGAAGTGCTTTTTTCAATATGATTTGTTGCAGACATATTGGTAGATTAACATCAGATCGCCATGATAAAACAAAACCAAACTCTTATGAATTAAATAACACTTCTCAATTTAATTTCTCTAATTCTCCCGAATCTGTCGCATCTCATCATTTTAATAACCATACAAACACCATAATATCAAATGAGGAGATTCGAAAATTATACAGCCCTCCCATAAAAGTGAATACTTCTAAGAATATAAAAGTTGTTAATTTGAAACATAGAAAAGATCGTAAAATTAGTATCATTCATATGTTAGACTCCGTTGGGTTTGTGGAAAATGACTATGAAATAGTTGAAGCAGTATATGGAAAAGATTTAATTGCAAATCCTACATTGGAGTTATATAAACTGTTTGAAGGAAATGATTTTGGGAGTAGATGCGGATTTATTGGATGTGCTTTGTCGCATTACGGTTTATGGTTAGAGTTATTGAGAGATCAAAAGAATGACTATTATATTATAATAGAAGATGATACAATTTTATGTCATGGATTTAAAGAATATATTTCAAAATTTCACAATGATTTTAAAGAGAAGGATATTTTATATTGCGGATATACCATGTTTAAAAAAAATCGGGAAAATACAAAAGATATATATGATTATGATACTGTAAAAAATAAAATAGATTGTAGTAGAGATAGTTCTTTGTCGTATCAAGATCAAGATCAAGATCAAAATCAAAATCATTCATACATTCCTATCTCAGTGTGTCCTTTAAATAGAAATTTTCATATTGGAGGGACATTTGGATATACTATAAATAAAAGTGGAGCAAGAAAAATAATCGATTATATTCATAAAAATGGTATAAAACACGGTATTGATTATGTTATGAAAATTATAAATACGCTTGATTGTTATGAAACACAACCAAACTTATGTATTTCTTTATGGAATGAAGATGATGTAAATTATGATACAGATATACAAAAATATTATGACGTAATTGATTTTAATAAGTTTGACAACTATTATTTAACTATTTTAAAGGAACATTTTATTTTTGTAGAAAGAGGAGATCAGATATCATATGATTTATATCATAAGCAGGATACTCTTAAAAATATGGTATTTACATGTTTAAAAGATAAAAAGTGTGTTGCATTTAATACGCTTGGGTTTTTTAAATCTCAAGTGAAAGAGATAACAACATCGTCGTGGTTTGGAGAGAAGGATGGTTTATATATCAAAAAAGAATACATAAATATACCGAGTGTAAAAAATGCATTAAAAACCTCCGAGATCTTTACCCGCTGCTTTGAGAATACTATATTAGGAGAATCTAAAACATGTGAGGTGCGACAGGCGCGGGAGATTAATCGAAATTCAAATAATTCAGAAATAGATAATAAAAAACTTGTAAAAAATTCAGAAACTATAAAAACATTAGGAAAAACATTAGGAAAAACATTAGGAAAAACATTAGGAAAAACATATAAAATAAAAATGTTGTGCAATTGGTGTTCTTCAAAAGATTTATGCGACGAATTTTCTATAATGTATAAAGATGGTGATTTTAATAATTGGAGTAATATTAAACTTGTCTATGGCAACAATGATGGCGACAAAGATGGTAATAATATTGATTATTATGTTATTATAAATAAGCCACCTAAGGATGAATATTATGATCCTAAAAAAACAATTATTTTTCAAATGGAGCCATTTGTTTATGATACTACTAAAAACTGGGGAGTAAAAACATGGGGAGAATGGGCATCCCCAGATCCTAATAAATTTATGAAAGTGATGCAACATAAGAATGAACTTAATAATGTTCAGTGGCAGGTTTCGCCGCCTCTTTACATCCCATGTGATCAAAAATTAAATAAAATGATGTGCGTATTAAGTAAAAAATTATTTGATGAAGGACATCAAAAAAGAGTTGAATTTTTGAAATATATTGAAAATATTAGCGCGGATCATGATAATAAATGTAGAAATAACGTTGATGTTTATGGACGTGAAAATTATCACAGATTAAAATCATATATTGGTGAAACAGATAATAAAATAGAATTTTCAAAATATAAGTATGTTTTTTCGTGTGAAAATAATAGTGAAACTAATTATGCTACCGAAAAAATATGGGAACCTATATTATTTGAGTGTCTTTGTTTTTATTGGGGATGTCCTAATTTGGAAGATTATATAGATTCTCAAGCATTTGTAAGACTACCTCTTGATAATTTTGAAGAATCATTGTCTATTATTGATAAGGCAATGAAAGAAGATTGGTGGTCACAGCGCATTGATATTATAAAAAAAGAAAAACAAAAAATATTAAATGAGATGGGTTTTTTCCCAAGATTAAAAAAAATAGTTGAATCCCTTGAATCCGTTGAATCCCTTGAATCCGTATAATAAGCTTAAAATATATAAAAAAATAATTTATAATATTTATAATATTTATAATATTTATTTTTAATATTATAAATAAATTTACTGTAGTGTAATGTAGTGTAGTGTAGTGTAATGTAGTGTAGTGTAGTGTAATGTAGTATAGCGTAGTATAGAGTGGTGTAATTTATATTATTGTTCCTCTTCTTCTTCTTCTTCTTCTCCCTCAGGTTGTTCAAACACAACTTTTTTACTTTCACTTTTAGCCAAAGCTGATTTGAGACTTGATAAGTTTAACTTTGAACCCAAAGAAGTTTTTGTTTTTAATTTTGAAGCTTTGGCAGATTCTCCTACCGAAAAGTCCGATAATTCTTTTGATAATTTTAATACATCTGGACCCTGATCCTCTTCTACTGCAGGTCCTGCTGCTGATGCTGCTGTTGCTGCGAATGCTGCAGATTTTTTGGGACTGGAACTTCTCCTTGTTTCTTTTCCTTTTGACATAGAAGAAGGTTTCGCCAACCCCAATGCGGATGATGATAATCTCT